TGGTACACGTGAGTGGTAGGTGTTAAATAATTCTGCAGCTTTTTCTTTTGTTACACCAAGTTCTGCTTGTAATTTTGCTTTACCCATACCATAAAATAAACCAAGATTAATTGTCTTGGCTTGTGACCTAGGTATCTTTGCCATGTCTGCAACAGTCTGGTGAAAGTCTGCGCTAGAGTCATTGTTGTAAGACTCTATAACATCGTATACTGACGGTAATTTATATAAAGATGCATAGTGTACAACAAGCCTTGGCTCCTGTTGTGAATAGTCAAAACAGCCCCATTTACAGCCCTTTTCTGGTATAAATAAACTTCGGATAGCTGGTCCAAGTTCTTTATTTCGTGCTGGTATCTGTTGTAGATTAGGGTTCTGGTAGGAGAACCTACCAGTAACCGTGCCCCCGGTTTGTGATCTCAGCTGATTTATTTCAGCATGTATTCTACCTTTGTGTTCGTAACGTAGAATAGAGTCTATAAAAGTTGTGTGTGCTTTATTTATTTCTCTTGCTTGCGCAATCATCCTAACGACAGGATGTTTGTGTTCTTGTAAAAAATTTTTTGTAAAAGATGGAGCCTGTGTTTTATCTGTACGTGGGTATTCTAATCTTAACATATCAAATACATTTGCAATTGATCTTGCTGCCCATATCTGTGTGTCAATATTTGTTTCACCTTTTATCTTTGTAAGTAAATCTTGTTCTGCAGTCTTAAATCTTTTTTTCATTGCGTGTGCACGTTCTATATCTACACGTACACCTTTGAACCTCATGTCTACAAGACATGGAAACAATTCTGTTTCAAGATCAAATATATCTTCTAAGTCTTGACTAATTATTTCTTTTTTCATTTCTTGCCACAGACCAAACGTTGCCTCTGCATCTCGTTCTGCATATGCACCAACATGCATTGATGGTAATTTATACATTTCTGATTTTGGATCTATGCCCCACTCGGATGCAGCCTCTGCAAGAGCGGCTTCGTTCTTACCATAACCCAGGTAATGCCACGATAAACTATTGAGATCATAACGAAATCTGTTCTCATCAGTTACAGCTGCAGCTATCATTGTACAGACAATGTCACCATTAATTTTAAATCCCATGGCCCTGATCCAACACACGTCGTACATTGCATTGTGAAATATTTTTGTTGATGGTGCTTCAAGAACATCTTTAAACCAAGACAAGACTCTTTGTTTGTCCATGTTACCACCACCTTCATGAGCTATTGGAAAATATCCTTTGAAATATTTTGTTGCAACGGCAATACCTATAACTTCTCCATTGCCTATCACAGCACCTGATCCTTTTTTAATTAGATCAGGGTCTTTTGTTTCCAAGTCAATTGCAATTTCATCAACCTGACGTAAGTCTGGAAACTCTGTGGGTTTTACCCACTCTGTTTGTGCTTCAAATTTAGGTATCTTCACGCTACTAAATAACAAAGAATACACAAACAGGTAAACAGACCCATGTAGTCTGGTACGTGATTATTTGGTTCCATAGTCCCTTTCAATTATCATTTCTAAAAAATGCATTGCTTTTAATATATCCTGCTTTTTTCCTTTCAACCTGTGGCGAATTATATATTTTATAGCACAACCTTCTGGGTATAGCAATTCATTCTCCACCACAAACTTACTTGGCTGAATTTTAAAATTTTTATAATGACTCCCGCCGTGTTGTTTATCCCAAACTTTCGATGTCATAACTTTTGTCCTCCTGTTTTGCACCCATGATGTATAGGTTTCGTTTTGTTCTTGTTACACCAACGTACCACACGCGATGTTCTTCATCCGCTTTGTCTTGACTTTTATCTACTGCTTCTCTTATTTTTTTTGTGTTATCTAAAATCAATAAAACATTTTCTGCTTCACCGCCTTTTGCTGCATGTATTGTAGATAGTTTTACTCTCGGTGGGCTGTTTAATTTTTCTTCACTACGTAACATTTCTCTTATGTACAGACATTCTTCTGGATCAGCTTTAAATACTTCGTACCAATTTTGGTCTAATGTAAAACCAAACTCTGCTAAATCATACATTCTCTCTTCTTTCATGACCCACTCTAATTCTAAAAATTCAAACAAGTCCTTACATTCAGACAAAGATAATTTGTCTCCGTGAGTCCACCTGGTATAATTTTTTATTGCTGTATACAATCTAATCTTATAGCTCTTTTTACCTTTTATTTCAAAATAAATAGCCATATCTTTTAATATTGGTTTTAATTTTAAAAGTTTGTCGTTAGTTCTTGCAAGAATTAACCACTCACCGTACCATAGCCCTGCGTCCTCTATTGATGTAATATACTCAACACTTTCTCCCATCCATCTCTCTCTTGGCAACCAGTTTTTTTTAATACGTCTATCGTCCGGTATTCTGTCTAATATTTTATTTGCAACATCTTGCACGCATCGTGGCACTCTGTATGATAATGGTAGCACTATACTTTTTGCTGGTTCGTCTTGAAAACGTTTTACATCTGCACCCGCCCAACCATAAATAGCTTGATCATCATCACCAGCTAATATAACATGTTTAGAATTTTTCTTTAATATGTCATACATCTTCCATTGTATTGGTGATAAGTCTTGTGCTTCATCAATAAATACTACGTCATACTTTGGACACAATTCTGACACATTAAATTTTTCAATCATGTCATTGAAATCAACAAGTTTAAAAGCATCCTTATAATTATCTACTTCGTCTTTTAATATCTGCAGCATGTGTTTATCTATGTCTTCAGAGTACATATCTGTATTGTATTCTTCTTCTGGCTCTATGTTTTTAATTCTTGCAGCATTTATTATGTTAAAATACTCACTGTCTGAGTCTATAAAACCTGTCTTCTCTTCTCCATTTGAATAAACTGTAACCTCAATACCCAACTTTCTACCTATATCTTCGTAATGCTCGTCCTGCATAACCTGAGATTTTTTTAAACCTAGTCTATCAAATGCAAGTGAATGCAGTGTTCTAAAATGTTTTAAATTTTTTTTCTGTAGCTGTGGGAATGCGTCCAACATTCTGTCTATTGCTTCTTCTGCAGCCTTCTTTGTAAAAGCAAAGTACCCTATTCTATCTATTGGAGTTCCTAATTTCTTAAAAGTTTTTACATACTTTATCAAAGTTGTAGTTTTACCTGTACCTGGAGGACCCAATATTTTCCTAATCACATTATCTCCGTCTTATGTTTTATTTTTGTGTGGTTTATCTTTATATCTTCAAAATCTTCTATACTTATCATCACGATATTTTTTGTAGGTGTATTGTATTTGCCTTTTTCTTTTGATGGGAATCTTTTTTGTTCTAGAAATTGTATGTCACACTTCATGTAGTTTGTTTTCATCATGACACCTGTCTTGTCCTCTCCGTACTTCCAATTCTTTGATTTAAGTTTGTCATAAAATTTATCAAATTTAAAATATGCATATCCTTCTTCAACCAGCACGGTGCCAGATTTAAAACTTGCATCGTTTGTTGCCTTAGGCCCGTTTATCTTTGCATGCAGTACATCATGTAATTTTTCTTTTGGTGATGTACCTATCGGTGGATGTACAATCTTCTGTGTTTGGTACAAAGCTTCTAGAACCATCTGATCTTCATCACCTTTTATTATTGGTGGTGGAAACCCTGCAGCTCTAGCTATTGCATTTCTACGTTTACGTTGATCGTTGACATGTTCAATTGTTTTACAATGCACTGTAGCTGTACCGATACCATCTGGTTTGGTGACATCAAATTCATACTCTGGTTCTGGGTCTAGATCTATTTTCTTAAGATTTGTCAGCACAGGATAAGAACCTTTTGATCCTGCAAGTATACCAAATTTCTTTTTAACACAGATACCTTTCTTACAATGCTCGCTGATAGGACTCTGTGTGCAAGTAAATCCCTTGAATTGTTTCGACCATGATCTTAGTTTTTGATTTAAGTGTTGTTTGTCCCACGCGTTTGCATGTTCGCCTGCAAAATATTTTACTGGTGCGTTCATAACTTTTTGTTGCCACGTGTCTGGATATTTCATTTTAACAAACACATGGTAGTTGTACATAAATCTATCTTTGCCATCAAAAGCTGGGTCCTTCATAATCGTAGATAGTTTTGCCAAACAAGGTGGACCTTCTGTAAACTCATCGTCCACACCCTCCATGTCCTGCTTCTCTATAGACTCTGTGATTGTTTTAAGGTCATCACCACTTACAATGTTAGACTCTATGACTTGTATAAACTGTTCGAACGTAAACTGTGTGCCATCTATATTTACTGCAACCCTTTGTTCTTTTTTAAAGTATGGTAAATTTATAAAGTTACCTTTGTTTAATTGTCCTGTCTCATTGTCCTTTGTTAGTTGTGTTTGTTTTGGAAAAATTTCACAATCTGGTTTTAATTTAAATAACGGCAACAGATTACTTAGAAAAGATTTTATTAATGCTGCAGGCACAAACTCTGTCATGAATATGTATAAATGTAATCCACCACTCTTTGATAAGACAGGTATCAAAGGTAGCTTGTATTGTTGAATTACATCTATAAAAAATTTTTTATCAAACTCTTCATAGTTTTGTGGATCCACGTCAACAACACCAAACCTTGCGTTACCGTCTTCGGTGCATGGTTGCACACCAATAGACTGTGTCCCCTCTAAATGATTTTTATATACTTGATCTGTTAGAGCTTCGTCGTTCCATCTGTATATCGGTTTTTGCTTTCTACTTTCTGGGTCTATCTTTAGTGTAGACATGTCCGCTACACCATAAGCTAGCCTGTAGCCTTCAAAAAATTTTATATATTTTTCATCCATAACATTCCTGACGTGGGCCGTCTACTCTCGCTTCCGGCCCACGCTGTGCACATATTCCCGAAGGAATTATATAATGCTAGCTTCCTTAGGTTTGTCTTCGCCATGTTTAGCTTTTACATTACCTTTCGATATGTTTTCACTAAAGGACTTAGCTTGACCGTATAAGGATTGATCAGTTACTGGACCAGCTTTACTTACTTCCCAACCAAACCATGTGCCTTTGTCATTTGACATCTGCGTGGTTTTTAGTTTGTAAATGTGGCTGAAAGATGCCGGTGTAAATAATCCATTTGCACCCTTCATCTTTATACCAGACATCATTGAATTCCATTTTCTACTAATTTTTAATTGAGTAGATTTCATGGATATCAGCGCTGTCGATGGACTATCTCCCGTTACAATTACAAAATGAGATGCAGTCTTTTCAATATAATTACCATTTGGTAATCTATCTTTGTAGTTTGCATCTGGTTTTGTTTTAGACATGATATCAGAAGAAGAATCATAGATTGCAACTGGTGCACCCGGTCCTTCCCCTCTATCTTTCCATTCGATGTATTCGAGTTTGTAAAAACAAGGTATCACATCGATACCCTTTACTCCGTCGTATAGATCTCCAGAGACAGAATTGTAAATCATTCCTGGCTCTGCACCTTCAACATACTTACCATCACGTTTATTAACTTCCGGTGAAAGTTGTCCTAGGATTTTTAGAAAAGGAAGGGCTAGATCTTCTTGACCTATTGCACCCAGACCTTTTGCTGCATCTTCTTCAAACATATTTGAAGGAAGTCCTGCAGTCTTTTTCTCTGCTACTTGGTTCATGTTTATTTGCTCCTTGTTATTTTTGTTCTGTTGCCCGTGAACATATTAAAAAGATCAGAGGGCATCTCTTGTCCAGACTCTAGACGCTCTCTGACCAATGCTTTAAGTGTCATAGGCTCAACCTTGAGTTTCTGGACAGGCTGGTACCCTTGACCTTGCGCAAGGACAGCATATTGCTGTGCCTTGTTATCTTCGTCACGACCAAAGGCAACAGTGATTTCATTTTTAATCAAATCACCTAGGCCGTTTTCTCGAAGCCATGTGTATGCTTCTTCCTGTTTTGCTTTAGGAATAGAAGCACCGTAGACTGGTTTTACTTCTACTGAAGTTCCGTCTGCTAACTTCAATGTAGAAATATTCATCTCTTGCATCATGGTCGGTATTACCTCACCAGATACTAAGTCTACTTTTCTTTTCAATTCTTTTAACTCTTCTTCTTTTGCTAGCAACTCGTTTTCTAGTTGCTGTAGTTTTACAACTTGATCAGATAGTTTATTTGCATCGTTTGCACCATCTAATTCTTCTCGTTGGTCTTTTTCAAAATCAATCATTAATTTCTCCTTTCTCGTATAAATTTATTTTAATAGGATAGTATACTCGTTCTTGTCTATCCCATTTCAATAGATTGAATTTACCATTTGTAATATCAGAAACAATAGAACACGCAATACCAATTATCGCTGGATCACCTGTTAATAATAAATGATCTTCTGGTGTGTAGTCTTTCAAAAGTTTTCTTAATTTAAAAACCAATGGTCCAGGAGAAAATATTATTTGTGAAAATTCTGGTAACAAAAATTCTAAGTCACCATATTCTTTTGCACTCATAATATTTATTTTTGGTGAGCCTGCTCTTGTCCCAGGTAGTTCTTGTATAACGTAAACTTTTTTCTTTCTTTCTAACATTGACAAACAATATAGGATGTTCTATATAGATGTCAATACAGAAAGAAGAAAAATTATGAATTATAAATTTAAGACAAAGCCATACGCGCATCAACTTAAAGCTTTAGAAATGTCGTGGGATAAGCCATATTTTGCATACTTTATGGAGATGGGTACTGGTAAATCAAAAGTATTGATAGACAACATATCTATGCTTTATGACAATGGTAAAATAAATGGTGTCCTAATTGTGGCGCCCAAAGGTGTTGTAAAAAATTGGTACGAAGGAGAAATTCCTGAGCACCTTGTTGACCACATAGAACATAAAACAGTTTTATGGCAACCGTT